GCTCCATCTGCACTTGTTTTTTTAATAATAAGCTCAATTTGTCTTATCTTTCTTTGTGTTGATTTTACACTTCTTAACATTTTTGACTCCTTAGTTTGTCATAAGTTAGTCTCCCTTTAAAAAACCCCAGAGCGTCAACTCTGGGGAACTAGGTAGGGAGGAAACCTAGTTTTTTTTATTAAGCTAGATTTTGTAAAACACCGTGAAAACAAGGGTTAATGTATATTTGAAAATATCCACCATATCTTGCTTCATAAGCATCTTCATTAGCCATTCTTAAAAAAACTGTTCCATCATCATCGAACCAACCAAAATCTGGTCTGTGATAAATTTGGATATGACTATCATTTAAGAAATATACTCTGTCATCATCACAAAACCTTTCAGGAAAAATTCCGATAGGACCTGCACTTGACATAAATTCTACACCAGAAAAACTAATATCAGCACCTGAAGAGGATTTAAGTCCTGATCTAGTATTGACTTGATATCTTTTCTGATCTTCTAAAATGTTCAAAATCTTCTCATATTGTTTAAAAGATGTAACAATTAAATTAGGTGCTTTACCACACTTCTTTTCAACTGCTAACATTACTTCATTAAGAAGATCTGTAGAGATTGAAGCAGAACTTGCATCTTTCTCAACACTTTGCCACTTACGAGTAAGAGGTACTGAATAAAGATCAGTTGCTGCAGATAAGTTTCCTGCTGCTCCACCTGATGATTTAGATGTAGTAATATTTTTATCCCCAACTGCACCTTTCAGACCCATAGGATCTACACCAAGAGAGTTTTGAATAGAAATTTTACCACTTGCTGTAACATTTGATGATTGATCAGAAGAACATGATACCGTAATTGTTCCTGCAGAAGCATTTACTTCAACAATTTCAAAAGCAGTTACGTCACCTGTAATTCCACCTGCAGATACACCTTCAATATTAACAAGATCTCTTTCCTCTAAATCAGCCTCATTAAAGCCAGAAGTTAGAGTAATGGTTAATTCTTTATCAGTTGAATTATAAGTTGCTGCTGTTGAAGCATGAGCTAAAGCAATAATACCTTCACCATCTGAGAAAAGAATTCTAGAAAGGTTACGCATGTAAGACTCAACACCTTTTTTAACTACTTCTTTAGTAGCTCTAACAAAAGATCCTTCATCTTTCATTGCAGCTTTAATCGTTTCACGATCAACTTGTACAACTGCATATACTTTCTTTGAAGTTATTTCTGCTGCTGCATACAATGCTCTACTTGCTTTTGGTAAAGTTCCTGAACCTACACCACCTGCAAAAGATTGAGGAATTGTAATTTGCATTTTTGAACCTACGAAATTGTAGGATTTTTTACATCGCCCTAATAGGACGTTAGCCGAGTTGTATACATTTTCTGACAACTTCTCGTACTTAATTTTAAATAGGGCTGAAAGATCCGCATGATTCAGCTCCATACCTTGAATAGCCATTATTGACTCCTATAATTAAAGTTATAAATCCTCAAAAGATAGATTATTTTCATATTCCTTATCTATCCTCTGATTTTTCGGTTGTTTTTTAGTATTTCTTCGGACTTTTTTAGATACTGATTTTTCTGCCTGACTTTTAACTGTGTCTATAGCTTCTTTTAATATATCAGAATAATACTTATCTGACATATTAGGGTTATCTAAGACTAATTGTTGCATGTCAAGTCTAACTTCTTCTATACCTGAAAGGGTAGGATCCACTTGTTTAATAACATCGTCTGCGGTTCTAAAGGCTTTCACCTGTACGCAATACTCTGCTACTGTTTCGGGAGTTACCTCTCCTTCGTAGTTAGAATTTTTTAAACTTCTTAGACCATCTCTAAATTCTTCATCCTGTAGTCCATGTGCTTCCTGTAAGTCATTAATTCTCTTGTGCAGTTCTACATTAGCTTGCTGCTGAGATTTTTCTTGTTCTACAGACTCATGTTGTTGACGTAAATACTCATTTTCTGCTGTTATGACTTCCAGTTCATATTCTTCTCTAGACATCGAGCTTATACGCTTTACTTCGGGAATAACTTGCTCTATGAGTTGCCTCTTAAAATCGTGAGGTTTCATTCCTGCAAATTCCGCTAAGTAAGTCATGGCTCCTAGAGCATCATTGTCCTTCATCTTGTCAGCAAAATTGTTAATATACTTTGTTATACTTTCTATTTCCTTATCTTGATTTACTTTATTATTTTGAAATTCCTGTTTCTCTGTAGATAACTCTTGAAATCTTTTATCATAAGCTACCTTACCTGAATAATTATTTAATAGATCTTGTAGAGATACATCTACTTCTTCCCCATCTATTTTTTGAGTGAAGATAGCCTCGGCTTCCACTGAAATTTCCTCACCTGCGAGGGCTGCTTTGATAGTTTTATATTCTGCGATTTCAGCTTCATCTTCAGCAATCTCTTCTGTTTTTTCTCCTTCTTCTTCAATCTCTTCTTTATCACTTGTTGGCTCAAGAGGAGGTTGGTCCTGCGATTCCGTGTTCTTTGCTTCTTCTTGTTTTGCATCTTTAAAAGCCTCTTCTACTGTATTACTCTCAGTTAGATTTTCTAAATCATCCCAAGATACAGAATTCCCAATATCTGGGTTATCTGTTACAGCCACATCTTCTGTTACATGTACGTTTACTGCATCCTCACTCATAATTTTCCTCCTTTAGGCTTAGGTTGTGATTGACCCCCACCTGATATTTTATTTGCAAAAGGTTCCCCTAAATCTATATTCTCTTCTCCCGGGATTTGACCCGTAATTTGCGATCCTCTATTTGCCTCACCCTGTACCACCATAGTTTGTTGTTCCCTAGATCTAGCTAAGAACCCACTTGGAAATATAGGAAATAAAGGTAGTTGAGCTAATTTAGCTTCAAATAAAGGACTGGATTGTGCTTTTTCAATCATTGCATATTCTGTAGTAGCTATATGTTCTAGCATATTTTGTTGTATTTTAGCAGGTGTCTCTTCTTTAAAAGATCTGCCTTGAATAGCTTTAACATGATTATTCCAGTGAATTATATGATCCTCGTGTATTTGAGGTTCGTGTACATATTTTCCCGATAGTAAATCTTCATTTTCAGATTCTGCTGCTCTAAGAGCTGATGTTAAAAGAGTTGTCATTCTTTCAGTATTTCCAAACTCTAATAGATCAATCCATCTTTCATTAGATAGAAGATCTGGTTTTAATTGCATGATTTCAACTATTCTTTGTATTTTTCCGGCTTTAGTTTCTGATAAGGTACTGCCTAAAGCTACTCTAACATCATAATCTTTTGTTAAATTAGCTGCATCAAAATGTCTCAAAGAGAATTTCTGATCTTTACCTAAAACTCTTAACATACGTCCATCATCAGGAGCATAATAATCTCCTGCTACAGATATAGTTTTCTTAGCTATATTTTGTATAGTATTAGTATGTTTTACTATATCTCCGTTAGATCTTTCTTGTTCTTGTTCATTTAAAAATTGTAGTGCAACTCCTGCAGTAATTCCCGGAGGAGGTGCTCCACGAGAAACGCCTTGTACACCATATACCTGACCCATTTCCTGTACAAGCATATCTCTAAAATTATAAGCTTCTGGAGGATTAGGTCTAGTTTGTAATAACTCAGGAGGTCTTGGTCCTTGGTACTGAACTATGGTACTATCATTACCTAGAGCTTCTATCTTACAAGCACCTCTTGGCATAACCCATTTAGCATGTCCAGTTAAGTATATATTTTTTGCTAAAAGTGTTGATAGGTTATTATGCATATTTTGTAATGGACGTAACATTTCATAATTAGATACACCATTTAAAACTTCTGGTACATCCATATCTGTTAATCTTTCAAAAGGTAATTGTCCATGAGAATAAGGTAGTTCACTTTGCTCTAAAATTATATCCTTAGTAAAGCAAATATATGATCCTTTATTTAAATGTTTTGTACTTTTATGAAAGAATTCATATACTATAGTTTCATCCTCTAATAATCTTTCTGTAAGATTATCTACCTCAAATAATTTAGTTTGAGTTGTAGCTTTGACTTTCTTTGCTTTTGAAGGAAAATCTTTCTTTAAATCTTCTATAGGCACTACTTTTGTTCTAAAGCAATATTCTACATCTTCTAATTTATTTTTTCGTTGTAAAAATACTCTCCAAGGTAATTCTATAGAGTATTTTATATCACCTATCCTTACTTCATTTTCAGGATCTATTTCTATAGGTGCTCCTTTACTATCAAATTCTATATTACCTCTGGCATCTCTCATTATAAGATTTTGACCTGAATCTCTAGCTTCTACGTATATAGGATGTAGATCTCCTGCCTCTTCGTCCCATTCTATAAATAAATAAGATTCTCCGAAGATTCTAGATTGTCTTTGTAATTTCTGCATTATCTCATCTATATTGTTTGTATACCATATATGGTCAATAAGCAACTTTACAGCTTTTGCTGCATTTTTATCTTTAAATTCATCATTAGTAGGTAGAATATCGACTGCAGGTTTAATTCTACACATTTGAGAAACTTTTGTTTCTGTCATATCGTGTAGATGATTTACTACAAATTTACCTATTCTATTGATTTTTGATTTTTCTGACGTTCTAGGTACACCTACTTTACTGTTTACATTAGGTTGTCCTCTATAAGCTAATAAATTAGATCTGTATTCTGCATTTCTAGGTATGGATTGTCTTTCTAATGATTGTATTACAGTATTTAGCCAATCTAGCTTGTCTTTTTCCTTTTTCTTATCTAATGTGTGAAAAGGTTTTATAGAGGTCTGTTCTGTATAGGCTGTTTCTAAATCCTCGAATAAACTCATTTACACCATCCTATAGAAATCTTCATTATCTTCTTTTTGTTCTTCATTTATGCCTGTTAGATCTTTTTCATTGGAAAAACTTTCTTCTACAGGCATGAATTGCACTGTATGAGTAGCTTTTTCCAACCCTTTAGCTAAAATACACGCATACAGGGACAAGCTTACACTAAAAAAAGCAAAAATGCAAGTAAAAAGTGCTAATATTATAAAATAATTCATAAATCCTCCCAAGGCATAATAGAACGTGTCCAATCATCTAGAGGGTAATCTCCCTCCAAAGTATAATATCTAGGATCTGTTTCTTTCTTTTTCTTAATAATTTCAAGTACTTCTAACATATTATAATTAGAAGCAGCATTTAAGTATCTGTAACAATCTATTAGATGGTCATCCTTTTTAGGTATATCTCCTTTATCATTTTTGGAATATCTCTTCATTTCCCATGATAAATTCTTACATCTATCGCTTATTTTGACTAAACTGTGAATCAATTGGTCTTTTATCAAGGATAAACCGTGATCCTTCTTATTTAAATGTTTCTCTGTAGGCATAAAATATATTCCATATTGATTTAATACTTCGGAAGCAAACCAAGCTGCCGCTTCGTCATATACTTTTAACCAATCATCGTCTATACTAGATCCGGGGTAGAATTCGTTCATTTTTGCTTCTATCCGGGGAAATATACGTCTTATAGTAGTCTCTTCTTGTTTAGTTGCATATATCTCATCTAATAAATACATCTGTTTAGTATAGGGGTTTATACACCCTATTAATACTGCAAAACAAGTTGTAGATCCCGGGTCACATACACAGAACCAGTCTAACTTTCTAATGTCGTATTTTATTTCTTGCATAAGTTCATTATGGCTAAATACATTTTCATCTGAGAACATTGGAAATATAGCATTCTTTCCTCCGACTACTATTTTTCCGTAATATTCCCTTTGGACAACATCTTCTTCGCCTCTTTTTCTGAGTTTTTCAATTTCACGGTCGACTTCTTCAACTGGTGTAAAAGGATTGTCATAACTTGAAGCAGTAATGTGATAACAATCATTCCGCTCAATACACTCATCAGCAAATTCCATATATTGATCTGCATTTCTATCTCCTGATTTGGGAGGAGTTCCAATAATA